AGGCCAAAGACTTAAAACACAAATAACAAACTTATCTATAGCAATAGGTACAGAACTTATTCCTATTGGAGCTGCTCTCCAAAAACAATTTTCTGAAATTCTTCTTGGCTTTCAAGGTAATGATGGTGCTTTAAAAGCATTAACTGAAAGTGTAAAAATTTTTGGTGGTTTCTTAGTGTCTACAGTAGCTCTTGTAAGAACATTAGTAAGAATTATTGTAGATCTCACAAAAATGCTTGTGAAATTATCTGATATGGATTTTGCAGGAGCTTTTGAAATAGCTGATAAAGGCTTTAAAGATTTAGGAGCAAATTTCAAAAAAGATATAAAACTATTTAAAGAAATAGCAAAAGGAGGAACAGAAGTTGAAGGAGAATTTAGTGGTAAGACAAATAAAAAATCAAATTTACCAGATGTCACAGGAGATAAAGACGCTGCCAAAGAAGCTAAAAAACAAGCTAAGTTTGATTTAGAAGTTTTAAAACTTCAAAGAAATATTCAACTAAAGAGAGAAGAGGATGATATTGCTAAAAAATTACTAGCAAGACAGTTTCAATTAATTGATGCTACAAGGGCAATAAATGAGACATATAAAGATGATGAAGTTAAAAGATTAAAATTATTAGATTTAGAAAATACACAATTCCAAATAGATAAAACTAATATTTTAAAAGGTGAAATTAAAGATACTAAAATAGTCACATTTGATCTAAATGAAGAATTTAGAAAACTTATACAAACTACTACAGATGTACAAACAAATATAGGAAGACTTGCATTAGATGTCACCAACAAATTAGGGGATGCTTTCGCTAATATGGTTATTACTGGAAAAAGTAGTTTTTCTGAGTTAGCAAATTTTGCAATTGACGAGCTAGGTAGAATAATTTTAAAAGCAGCTTTCATGAAAAATATTGCAAATCCAGTATTAGAGTTTTTATCACTTAACGCAAATGGAAATGCCATAGAAAAAGGAGAAATTGTACCGAGTGCTAAAGGTAATGTATTTGCAAGAAATAAAATTGTACCTTTTGCTTACGGAGGGGCAATAGTTAATCGTCCAACATTATTTCCAATGAAAAATGGAGCAGGCCTTATGGGAGAAGCAGGGCCAGAAGCAATCCTGCCATTGCAAAGAGGTAGAGGTGGAAAGTTAGGTGTCGTTTCTCAAGGAGGAGGAGTTGGTAATATAATCGTTAATGTGGATGCAAGCGGTTCATCTGCGGAGGGAGATGAAGAACAGAGTCAAGAGTTTGGTGAATTATTAGGATCAGTTATTAGATCAACTATTATTGATGAGCAAAGGCCTGGAGGTTTATTAAATAGCTAATGGCAATTTTTCCTACAACAATTAAACCAAGTTTTACTTTTCAAAAAACAGAAAAGCCAAAAGTAAGGGTTACAAAACTAGGGGATGGATTTGAACAGAGAGTTGTTTTCGGCTTGCCAACACAATTAGATGCAAATGTTTTTGATGTAGATTTTAAGCATATAACACACCAAGAAGCTAGAACAATTGATGCGTTCTTGAAAACCCAAGCATTATTGGGAGCTAGTTTTACCTTCACACCAGAGACAGAAAAAATATCACCTACAACTGTACAAATAACAGTTGCTAGTAATTCTACTGTTGGTGTAATAGCTTCAAATAATCATGGTATTGCTCTAAATGATTTCATAAATATTACTGCTAGTGGTAGTGAATCTATAGTTCTACCTGGAACTTATTTAGTCCAAACATATAATAATCAAAACGAATTTACAATAAAAACTAATTCCAATGGAGGTGGACAGGCACAATTCAATATTACATATTCACGAACAGGTGCAGGGCAATATTGTTGCGAAGATTGGTCTTATACTTTAAATAATGCTAAAACAGCTACATTAAAAGCAAAATTTAGACAGGTATTTGAGCCATAATGACTATTCCTGTTTCTGATTTACAAGGTTTAAATGAGATAGCAATTCTTGATTTTTTTTCAATTGAGTTAGTTGAAAATTTACATTATATTCCTAACAATAGAACCTATGACTATTCTCAAAGTGGACTTGATATTACAATTGGTACTACAATTTTTATTCAAGGCTCAGCAGCTTTACATCAGGCACCAGCCGTAGGAGATCTTGTAAATTTAGCTTTTACAGGAAATGAAAACATGATAGATGGTTATTATACAATTTCTTCAGTGGGTGTGGATCAATTCAACAATGTAATTAGTTTTACTGTTAAGTCATTAATTAGTCAAAATGTATCAACTCAAACTGATGGGGTAACTCTCAAACTTTCAAATACTACTCCTCCACTACCTATCACATATTTATTTCATAACGGTGTAAATCTTAAAGATTCGCAAAGTGTGGTTTGGCAAGGTAATACCTACGAAAAATATCCATGTTCGGCTGAGGGGTACACATATTCAACTAACGGTGCATTACCAAGACCTAAAATAAAATTTTCAAACAGTTTTGGGACTATTACTTCATTTTTTAAACAATATAATATATTTCAAATTGGAAATTTCTTTTGTCCAATAAATTTAGGAGGAGCAAAAATTACTCGACATAGGACATTAGCTAAACATTTAGATAGTGTAAATTTTTTAGATAATGTAAATCCGTATAATGACAACGATCCTGACCCGACAGCAGAATTTGACAAAGAAATATATTTTGTAGAAAGAATGATTTCAGAGGATAGAGATGTTGTTGGATTTGAATTAGTTTCAACTTTTGATTTAATAGGAGTTACAGCACCTTCTAAACTTGCTAATGAAGATGATTTCCCTGGTATTGGTAGGTTTATAAACGCATGATTTGGAAGGAAAAAGCAAAGGAATATTCTGAAAAGCTTCTCCCTAAAGAAGCTTGTGGTTTAGTTGCAATAATAAAAGGACAAGAAGTTTTTTATCCATGTAAAAATATCGCAGAATCTACAATGGAATATTTTGCTATTGATCCTGATGATTACGCTG